TCAGTGCGGCCCCGTCAGCTCCGCGATTGCTTCCAACTTCCCCGCGTTGCACCGGGCCGCGAAACGCCAGCCCAGGGCCAGCTCCGCAAAGCCGCCCTCGGTGCGCTGCCCCTTCACCGGCTCAGCGCAAGGTGTGGTCAGCTCCCCCGGTATGGGGCGCTCTACATAAAACGGCTCAGGATCTGGCAGCAGCCAGCTACAGCCGGTCAAAGGCATCGCCAAGAAAATCAGACAATGGCGCATCGTATCCCTCCCGTTCCCGCAGGCTGCGCAGATCCGCATCATGCGTGCGGCGATCCTCCTGCATCCGTTTGATATGAGCGTTCAGAACATCAGCTGTTTGCCGTGCGTCATCGGCCTGCCGCTCCGCCACCCGTAGGCGGCGTGTGGCTGCGTCCAGATCTTCGCGCAGGTGCCCATTGCGCCAGACCAGGTATGAGGACACGCCCGCAAGCATAAGCGCCAGACAGAGCGCCCCGATCGCGACCCACCGCATCATGCGGCAGCTCGCACGTCAGGCAGGCACTCGCGGATCATGTCGCGCAGGCGCTCACCAACCACCAAGGGATCGCCGGGGGTAGACATTCCGGGTAACCAAGTGATGTCCCATTTCCAGCGCTGGCGCACGCCGAATATCGGCTGAATCTCAGCATGGGTCGGCATGCCGTAGACATTGATCGGAATCCAATACTGGACGCTGTATTCTGCAGACCACCGGCAGAACGCATCAAGCTGGCGCGGCGTGATCGGCGCTGACCCACGATCAAACGGGCGCTCGTTTGCCCCCGCCATGGCGTCCATTCCGTGCCCGATCGCACCGGTGTTGAACATGCGGGTGTGGGATGCCGCACGACCGACAGCATAGGTTGCCTGCGCTACTGGTGGAAACACGCCCTGCACCCGCTGCCCATTGTGCGTGACCAGCGAGTTATAGGCGCGGCGCTCCATGTCGATGACGCCCTCGGCTCCGCCGGTCCAGTGCATATGCACCCGGTGCAATCCGCTCTTGTGGAACAGATCAGTGATGGTGCTGCCGTTGTGCGCCTCAAGAGCGGCCCGACTGGCCGCTGAGGTGCGTGGCCCCCTGCGTCCGTCTATCGGCCCAGGGTGAAAGCCCAGAGCGGCGCAGCGGGCCTGAATATCACGGGTGGTGAGTTTCATGGGTCTTTGTCCTCCTGTGGAACTCTCGCGGCGGCGCGAACCAGCTGCATCAGCAACCGGCCAACCGCGTTTGCCTCAACCCCAAGCGCCAAGAGGCCGGGAACCAGATAGGCCCAAAGCGGCGGATCTTTGGCCATGATGTTGAAAGCGAAATCTGCGATGAAAAGAGCGATGATCGAGACAATCGAAACCGCCCGTATCCAATTGAATTTGTGGTGCAACTCAGCCATGGCCGCTCCACCGAATAAGCACCCAGACCAGCAGGAAGATTGCGCTACCTGCGAGACTGCTGGGGGCCATGGCCACCGCCAGAACCATCGGGACGGAAGCGTGATAGAGATCTTGCCGAATGCGAGGGTTCTTCAGAAACCGGGGCAGCGCCTGTTTTGCGAAACGATGAACAGACAAGGGTTCATCCTTTCTGCATCAAGCGGTGATTGTGCAGCGCAACTGCGCCCGTCATGACCGCAACCGCCCAAATGGGAAGCGTCGCGCCCTCAGACCACAGCCAGTAGACCAGGGCTGAGGCGACCAGCGCTTTGACCGTCAGGCCACCATTGACGCCCAGACGGTCGAACAGAACCCGCATGAAAGGATTGGCCTCTCGCTTACCGGGCTGGGCAAGCGCGCGTTTGGTGGTGATGACATCGCCCAATTGGGCCAGGACGAACACGATGATTGCAATCGTCATTGCAGCTATCCTTCATTGATTTGTGAGGGGGTGTGCCGTGCAGGCAGATGCCGCGCGCCGGTTGGCGCGCAGCAGTTTTGGCGCGGGTCCAAGAGGGCCAGCGCGTGCGGTGTCAGATTTTCAGGAAAAGTGGGGCGGCGTTAGAACAACGCCCGGTATCATGCTAGGATTTCAGGAACGCGATTGGCGTTGATCAACCCTTCACTGACGAAATAGCCTAGGCTGGCAGTGACGTCTTCTGCGTCAAGATCCACGTTTTCGATTAGATCCAGCATGGCAAGCCAGTCCTCAACCACCGGATCGGTCTTACCTGCGGTGCGAATGCCGACGCGCTCAGCAGTCGTGAGGCGCTGAAAGAACACCAGTTTCGGCAGGACGCGCGGTGCGACCGGCACAACCGGATCAGGGGCGGCGGTTTGAGGCCATGCGAATGACTGGCCGTCCTGTGTCGTCATCCCCTCTTTCACGCTGCTGATCACCTCGGTGTAGCCACCATGCAGGGAGGGGTGAATGACGCCTTCCAAGTGGTCAAGCACCTGAACAACTGTGCCATTGGCGATTTTTGCATAGGACATGAGAGCCTCCTTAGTGAATGAGTGCGAATTGCAGGATGATCAGGCCGTCGCCGCCCCAACCGTAGCCCTGTGCCGAGCCATAGTTGTATCCGGTTGCACCACCGCCACCAGCGTTGCCGCCGTGGCCTGGAATGCAGTATTGAGCGCCGCCACCACCGCCGCCCAACAAACCACCGTTGCCCGCCAAAATCTGGGCGTCAGCAGCACCGTTGCCAAATGCCGCAGCGCTGCCACCGCCACCGCCTGGACCGCCGTTGCCCGCGTTTGTGCTGGCGCGGGATGTCGAATAATCGCAGGCGGCAGATCCACCACCGCCGCCACCGCCAAAGAGGATCTGGTTAGGTTCAAGAATTGCAGTGCCCTGACCGTTGCCCGCCCGAGTGGTAGCCTGTGACGCATTGCTATAGGCAACGGCTGCCGCGCCAACGCCGCCAGCGCCCAGCAATCCACTGCCGCCGTTGCCGCCATGCGAATACCCGGTGGCGGCGGGGGTGCCTGAACAGCCGGGGCCAGCGGTGCCAGATCCGCCAGCCGAGCAATAGTTGCTGTCCGGCTCTGCGCCGTCATAGCTGATAGATGCTCCAGATCCACCGCCATGATTAATGCCGTCGCCGCCCTTATGGCCGTTGCCAAGCCCACCGGGGGCAGGCGCAGCGCCACCCCCTCCACCGCCGCCGATGGAATTACCCAAAACGCCAGCACCGCCAGAGCCGCCGCGCCGGTTGATATCACCACCAACGCCCATACCACCCGCAGAGAATGCGGCAAGGCCGAGATTATCCGCGTCATTGAAGCCCGAATTGCCGCCGGTTGCGGAAAGCAATGCCCCGAAGGACGATGTGCCGCCGACGCCCGTATATGTCTGGGCACCGAGGCCGATAGTCAGCGAAACAGCCGCGCCAATCGTCAGAGCGGACAGCGGGATCTCGGACAAGGCAAGACCACCAGCTGCGCCGCCATATCCATTACCAGCGCCGCCGCCGGTTCCGCCAGCACCGCCAGCCCCATACACATGCGCGCGGATTGGCACGTCAGGATCAATGTTTTCAGGCACGATCCAGTCGAATACACCGGCCTTGTTGAAGATCGCGATTTCGTTAAAGCGACCAGTGCGGGCGCTTTGCGCCCCTGTGATAATACGTCCCAATGTTCGTTCTCCTAAGATTTTGGGTTACGCCAGAGCCTCAAGGCCCCAGGCGAATGCGTTGATAGCCGCTGTATCGCTGAAGGCGGACACGGCCATATTTTCGGGCAGGATCACGCCGCTACGCTCCAACAGCGCCCCTTTGTCCAAGGTCGCCATGTCGAAGATATCGGCGTCGGTCGGCGCGACATTTGCCGCGTGGATGTAGAATTTGACGAGGGCGCGATCTTGCGAGGTGTTCACAGCCGAGACGTTCAAGTTCAGCAGCTTGCCTGCCGGGGCCGCGATGATTTCGGGGGTGTTGACCCCATCAAGAGTGGTTTTTGCAAATGGCATAGGGATTTCCTTCCTTTACTGAGAGGCCACAAACAGGCTGAAAAACTGGGTGGATTTGAGAGCGGTATTTTGGAACTCCAAAGCCGCTTGGCGGACGTCGTCTTTCACAGCGACGATTGCGGCAATGGCCTCGGCCTGCGCTTGCGAAAGCTGCACCTTGGCCTCTGCACCTGCCGCCATGACTTCGGCGATGGTGACCCGGCCACCGATGCGGTCCAGAGCCGTTGCCAGCATTGCAAGATCCTCTGGACCGGCACCGTTTGCCGCCGCTTCGATCTTTTGGTTGAGGGCCTGTGCGACCAGTTCAAGTGACATTTCAGGTCTCCTTTAGATGTCCAAATTCAAGAGGGCGCGCACCTTGTGCTGTTGCAAAAGGCGCACGATTTCAGCGTTGTCAGAGAGAACTTGCGCCGATTGAGTTGCAGAGGCGGCAGCGGCTTGTGCCTCGGCCCCTGCGGCTTCAGAAGCGATACGGGCAGTCTCAGCGGCAGCGCGGTCGGCGCTGGCAGCGTCAGCCTGCGCGCGCGCCAGTGAGACGGTCTGATCTGAAAGAAAGTCGTGGTAGTCCTCCAAGGTGCCGACACCACCACGGGACTGCCGCCAGACCTCAAAGACGCTTGGCCCGGTGAGGCCCGTATCGCCCTTGTCGCCCTGCACCCCTTGGATGCCCTGCACACCTTGCGGCCCAACTGGACCAACCGGTCCCACCTCGCCCTGAGGGCCACGGGGGCCTTGAATACCCTGTTGGCCCACCGGCCCCTCAGGGCCGCGCAGGGGACCTGCGTTGTCCCACTCGGCGTTGATATCGTCCCAGACCCAGATATCGCCCTGCACAGACCAGGCATCGCCCGCTGTGCCCGATCCGGGCAGAGCCGCAACATCGGCCAGCGTGCCCTTGATGTTCAGACCTGCGCCGGTGTCGCCTTTGTCACCCTGCACACCCTGTTCGCCTTGCTCACCTTGGATACCCTGTTCGCCCCGGATGCCCTGCTCGCCACGTTCCCCTTGCACCCCTTGCTCACCTTGGATGCCGCGCTCGCCCTGGACGCCTTGCGGCCCCTGAATCCCTTGTTCGCCGCGTATGGCCTGCAAGAAGTCATCCACCGTCCCTGCGTTGCCCTGATCAAGCCAGAGCTGATATGCAGTGGCGCTGAAGGTGGAAAACACCGTTTTCCATGTTGCCCGCGTTGCGTTCAGCTCTTCAATCAGCCGGTCAAAGTACCCAATCAGTCGGATACTGAGGCCATGCGTCGGGATAATGGCATAGCCCAATCCACCGCCTTGGCCCTCAATCGGTTCGACAAGACGCAGCTCAGTCGCGCTGACCACTGCGTCAATTTCGACCAATCCGGGCACGCCCTCGATCACTATCGCCCAGCCGGATTTTTGCTCGATCCAATTGGTGCCGGTGCCCTGAATGGTGTTGCTGCCCTGGGCGATTTCGACCGTGCCCGTGCGATACCACGTCATGCTATTGTCCTTTCTCGGGAGGTTGCGGCCATGTGACGTTTCCGACGTCGGTGATGGTGGCGGTAAGATCGCGGAGCGCCTTGCGGTATTTGCGCCAGGCACGCCGGTATGCCCGACGTGATCCCCAGACCTTCAGATCAATCGGAACGTCCGGCATCTGCGTGAAATCACTCGCCGCCAACAGCTTGTTGCGGCGCTGCCTGATCGCGACCATTTCAGCGTGCAGATCCAGTGGCGGGGTGAAAGGCACCAACTGGCCCTGATGCACACGCACCCGCGAAAGATCCCGAAGGGAGGTCAATTCGGCCTCCCCGGCGAGATCCAGAGCAAGGGTTTTTTCCCCCGGCTCCAGCTGCCCCCCGATCGCTTCAGCGGGGCAGACAGTGATTTGCCTGATTTCGCCGGTGTCTTTGCAGTAGATCGCAAAGCGCTTGGGCTTTTTGTGGCGGTTCTCGCTCATCTCTGCCTCTGAAAAATGATCATGTCACACCGCCGGACCACCCGCCCCTCTGGATAGACGGATATGTACCGGGTGATGCCAGGATTGATGGTTGTTGTGACGACTTCGGTGCCATCGGCGGCAGCGACCTCACCATCGCCGGTGCTGCCGTCACCAACTGAGGACAGAAGATTATTTTTCCCGCCTGCGGTTTGCTCTTTGTAGATCTTCACGCCCGCAAACCGCGCGGCAGAACCGCTGTCATCCTGACAATCATAGAGCACCTGGATGATCAGCGTGATTGGCTCATCATGGATGTTCCTGATCTGGATCCGCTTGTAGCCGGTGCCGCCCGTAGCCTCGTAAAAGGTGGTGGCTGCGTTTTCTGCGATCTGCCGGGTGTCAACCGCCTTGCCCTTGATGTGCAGGGTGTCAACGGCGAGGGCCTTGATCTTTGCGCTGGAGATAGACGCGTTTCGGATCACCGCATCACGGATGTAGACCTTGCCGCCTGAAATCAGGAAAGGCGACACGGCCCCTCCGCCTGAGCTGCTGGCCACGACAAAGCGGTCTGCCTGCACCGTGAAGGTGGTGGAGACGGATCCGTTGATCAACTCCGACACCAGACCAAAGCCGGTCACGACGCCGTTGTTGTTGACCTGGACGCCGTATGTGCCTTTGACCCCATCGACCGAGGATTGCACCTGGTTGACGGTCGTGGTCAGGTTATCAAGGGTACTGGTGACCGAGGTTGTCGCCGCCGAAATAGCCGAGTTGGTCTGAGCGATGGTGTAGTAGTCAGCGTTCAGCGTGGCGGAGACCCCTGCGATTTCACTTCGCAAAGATGTACGCGCTGCCGAGATCGCAGAATTGACCTGCGCGATCGTGTAATAGCTGGTCGACAGAGAGGCGGAGACGCCATCAATTTCGGCGGTCAAAGACGTCCGCAGCATCGCGAGTGCGGAATCCTGCATTGCCGCAGTAATGTAGTTCTGCACCAGATCAGCGCGGACCCCATCCATCTCCGACGAAAGCGCCTCTGTCTTCTCATTCACCTCCCCCTCAATTCGGGCGGTTTCCAAGAAACCGGAAACCCGGTTTTCCAGATCCACCTGCGCCAACTTTTCCAGCGCGTAGGTCATGTTGCCATTGAAGTCGTTCAGCGCTGAGACGGCCACGCCATCCACGTACTGCCACACCTCTTCTGACAGATCGTCCGGCCCGAGCCGAACATCATTGGTGTTGACCTCATACCAGGCCGACCAATCAACATTGACCTCATCAGCAACCCGCAGACTCACAAAGTAGGTGTGCCCCGGCAGGATGCCCTGAGTGATCAGAAAGGTGTCGCCAACATCCATGGCAACGCCGTCAGCAATACGGGTGCCCGCAAAGTCGAACACCCGCCATTCGATCCCCTCGACAATGGGGATCTGCGAGACCTCGATTGCAGCCCGGCGCGGGTTGCCGTCACTATCCAAGATATCGACGGGGGCAACGCGGACGCCGTTCAGAATGAACAACACCGGCGGCGTCAGTTGGGTCACCCCGTCCGGCACTGGCAATTCATCATCAGTTGACCAACTGTGGTCAGCCGGGTCGACCTCGCGCACCTCAACCGAGGCCAACAGATCGTGCGGGTGGATTACCTTTTTCTCGATCGAGAAATGCTTGCCGTCATATTGGTTGTGCTCAGAGGTCCACGAAACCACCGACAAGGGCGAGAGATGCGCGAAATCCGGGGGGAGTGTGAAGCTGTGCAGCACATCGCGCTGCGCATCCTCAATATAGGCTTTCCCCACCCGCTGCACCTGAAGCGGGAAGGGACACGCCGACAAGGAAAGATCCTCTGACAGCCGCCGCCCCTCGTGCTGCGCCTCCAGCTCAGGGCGCAAGATACGCTCCGCCTCACTGACTTCCCACGCAATGGCCGGGTTCGGATACTTCAGCGTCAGACTGTTCATGCTGTCTGCCAAGCCCGCAAACGGCGTCAGAGACATCGGCGCATCAACAATCAGATCATCATCCGTCAGGAACGCAGACGGCACCTGAGGCGCGCCCATGCGCACGTACCATGTGCCTCCCTCTTCAGCGAGATCGCCGGTGCAGGCGTCCATGAACCGCTCCAGAACCTCAGCCGGTTCTGTCTCAGCGATTTTGATTTCAAAGCCACCACGGAACTGCGGCTCTTCATTTTCATCTTTGGTGGCGATCAGCCGATCGGCCTCATTCATGGCAGCGGACCAAACCGACAGCGGAAGGTCTGCAAGACTGGCCTCGCCGCCCCAGCGGGTGCCATCGGGAAATTCAAACCCACGAAGGACGGAATATGCCAACAGTGCGAGATTATCAAACTGCATCACCTCGCCGACGCGGGGGTCGAGAAGCGGCAAGCCGCGCAGACCGAAGCGCATGCGGGGGAGGCCCGAGAAGACCTTAGCGTCGTGCGTGAATTCAACGATCACATAACAGCGCCCACGACCGACCATTTCAGCGGTCCACGGAAAGTCGGGATCAGTGCCGTAGTTCCGCTGCATCATGACGGGGGCTTTGGTTTGCGACCCGTCAAAATAGGTAACGGTCACCAGCCCTTTGAAGCTGTCCGGTTTGGAGGTGACGGTTTTGCCGTGCTTGATTTTGCCGTCCAGCTTCAGTTTCTCGCCATTGACAAACACATCCTCCAGCGAGTGTCCGGGCATGCCAGCCAGATCAATCACATAGGTTAGCACCTTGAGGCGGTCACCGCGCGAAAGAGGCGGGCAAACCCATGTGCCGGCAGTGCCGTAATAGCCGAGAATAAAGCTTTCAGAATTGGTGCCGCCGGTTAGGGTCACCTCTGTCTGAATGCCAGAATTCTGCCCTTGCGCTTTTCGCAACTTGGATTTGGCAATCATGCTCATGGCCGAGCCGATCGCGAGTTGCAGCAACGCCGAGCCGACAACACCAAGCGTGCCCACGAAAGCGGCAACGGCCTGGAAGGCGGCGATTACTGGCGCGGCGTCAGCAGGCCCTGACGACGCCAGCAGATACACCAAGGCCGCAAACAACAGGTTTTTCATATACGAAACCCTTTCAGACCAGCTTCCAAGGAAACGCGGCCAAGCCCGTTCCTTTGCAGAACGAATATTGATGGCCCCTGCACAACGCCGAGGGCATCCTCCCCCCCCTCCCCTTCGACCAAGGCGAGATCCCCGACACCGGCTTTGAGTGGCGGGATTTCTTCAAAATGACGGATCACCAAGGCAGTGAGATCCGCCACCCCCTCAGAGCGCAACAAGGCCATGCCTTCTGCGACTGTGCGATAGCGGCCGGCATATTCTGCGGCGAGATCTGCGCCGGTCATTGCCTTCACAGCACCGGCGGCAAACAAGGCGCAATCATGCGCCCCTGGCCGAAATTTCTGCCGGGAGACCGAAGCCAAAAAGCCGCAAAGATTTGAACGCCATTGGCTATGGCGCTTAATTGATTGGGTCATTCCCGCCTCAATTTTTCAGATTGTGGAGTTTCAGTTAATCCCGATGCCGCCACCGGCCCCAGAAGACAGGAACGGCACCGGATACATCCGCATATTGAAAGAACTTGTCGTCTTCGCGTTTGGACTGTGCGGCCTGCGATTTGAGTACAGGCGCTTTGCGAGTCAATAAACGGGCATTGGAGACCAGATTCAGCTTCACCAGCGCATCCCCGCCAGCCGCCCCGATTTCCTCAGGTGCCCCATCAATGACGCCGCTGAACACTCTGTGTAAGCCGAGCTGTGCGCCGGTCTCCGGATCAAACACAACCACGTAGATCTGGACACGTGCGAAGCGCACATCACGCGCACGCACCAATGCGCGCACCTCCGGAGAAAAGGCCGCAAGGTCCAGGCCATAGTTCTGGATCACCAACCCAGCCTCAGAGGTGAAGGCTTTGAGCTGCTGGATGCTGCCCGCGCCGTAGAACGCGCGGATCTCGCCATCGATCTCAAATTGCTGATGATCCCGGCCATCCCAGATGCCAAGCGGCTTTGGGTCGCCGGTCAGATGTTCTTTCGCTTCAACCCACATCAAGACACGGTTGTGTTGATCCCTGCGTTGGGAAACTGGCCAGCTCATCGGTACGTCTGTCTCCACTTGAATTCAAAGCCGCCGTCGTAACCCGGCAGTCTTTCGATAGGGGTATAGGAATCGGGCACGTAAGAGGCTTTGCAGACAGGACTGCGCAGCGTGACGACCTGCCCGACTTCCAGGCCAATCGGCAAGAACGGCAAAACCCGAAGCTCGCACTTTGGTGTATTGCCTGCGAAAGTCCCGCCGCGCTGGATACGCGCCAGGAAATGCCGGACGGGATCCGCGCCATACTCGATCGACAACAGATCACCGGCGCGCAGTTCAAATCCTGCCGGGAGACCGCGCAGAACCAACTTGCGGCGATCCCCCAGGTCGAAGGAATGCACGGTTGCGATACTGTTGCCCTGAAGCGTGCCCAGCTTGTCAGACTGCGGCCCTCTGCGCTTTGGGTCGCTGACCAGAAAACGTGCGCCGCCATGGCGGATCTCATCCATGAGGGCTTTAATTTCGTCCTGCGCGTCATGGCGATTGAGTGTTACCGCCGCCTTGCCCTGCCATAGCACGTCGCGGCGGCTGGCCCTGAGAACTTCGCCGCTGCCGGTGCCGGTCCCAGTCTGATCATCGGGCAAATCAAAGGTGATCGCCCGAAGGCGCAATTTGTTCCAGAACTCTGACAGCGCGAGGGGTGGTTGATTGCTCATGTGTAGCGATCCCTTGGTCTGTGGTTGATCTGCTGGACCTTCTGCGGCAAGGCGAGATCCGCGTTTTCAGCCGCGCGTGAAATCTTCTGATCCGTCTGCAAACCGATCTCCGCGACGATCTTGCCGTCATCGCTCAGCCGCATGGCGGATTGGGACAGGCGGACAACCACCTCTTGCGTTTGCACTTTGGAAAGATCAGAGGACGCCGAGGCCCCCGCCGCTTTGCCTGCAGCAGTCACCATCATGCGCGAAAGATCGTGGGGGATAACCCGCGCGCCACTGGGCAGATTGATCAGCTCGCCACCTTCCTCAAAGACCTGCGCGATACCTCCGGGGTGGTTCATGGTGCCAGACGCATAGGAGGGAACTTTGAAGATCGACCCCAGAAGCGATCCAAAGATCTTGCCGCCGCCGCCCCCGAAACTGAACAGGCTCATCATCAGCCGCTGAATGCCGCTGGCAATGAGATCCTGCGCCATCCGCTGGAATACGCCCCGCATGGCATCGCCAAGGCTCTTGCCCTGAACGATTGCGCCTGCAAGTGAATCGGAAAATCCTTTGACCTTTTCTTTTAGGTACTTGAACGGCTCACTGAGCTTTTCCTTGATGGACTTGCCGCTCTTTCCCTTGCCAGCACCACCGCCGCCGCCGTTACCAAGCTTATCCAGCTCCTGCTGTAGCCGGGTCGTGGCCTCCGACGTGCTGTCAATATCCCCCTCGGTTTCCTGCATCGCCTCGCGCAACGCATCGATGCTGGTCAACGGCGCTGTAGCCATATTAAGGAGAACATCGCTTGCGGCGCGGGCAGCAGCCGCGCTGGTGTCGATGCCAGATGCAACAGCTTCGAGACGATCCGCCCGACCGCCAAAGTCGCTCGTTCCCTGCGCCGCGTCATAGGCATCCTGCGCCGCCTGACCCATGCCCGCAGCCTTACCGGCAAACGGATTGTCGACACCCCCGAGATTGACCTCCCCCACCAGTCCGACCGACAGAGACCCGCCGCCAGCCCATGACGGCAGCTTTGCAAGGGCGCTGTTCAGACCAGATATGAACTTGTTGATGCGGCTCACCACCGCATTAATCATCTCCTCGACACCATCAATGACCGAGTTTGCGGCCTGAAACATGAAATCGCCAAGGGCCTGGGGGATGCCCTGAAATGCGGTCTTGAAGGCTTCAGCAGCGCCAATGCCGGAATCAACAATGGCCTCGGCAGCATTGGTGACGGTTCGAATAATACCTGCCCAGATCCGCACAGAGCGGGCCTGAAGGTCAAAGAACCCAGCCCGCAGCCGGTCCACAGCGGCCAAGCCCGCAAGGCCGATCCGGTTGAATACCTCTTTCGCAACATTCCACAGAAGGGACAGCGCTGTTCCCAGACCACCAGACCGTTGAACCAAATGCGTGAATTGGTCGACCAGCAGTCCTGCGGCCACCACGAGGGCACCGATGCCAGTGGCGACAAGTGCGCTCCGCAGGGCAATCAGCGCCCGCGACAAACTCTTGACGGCAACCCCCGCGACAGCGGCGGCACGGGACTTGGCCCCCAGAGCCATTTCCAGAGCGAGGGCCTGACGGGTTGCAGCGACAGCGGAGGCGACAAACTTTGCCCCAATCGCAACAACCAGTTTGATCCCGAAGGCTGCGGCAACAGCACCCGCGACAGCGGCAATGGTTCTGAGGCTGACGCCCAAGGCTGAAGCCCCAGCCACTAGAGCCGCGAAACCACCAACCACAGCAACAACTGGTCCCGCGATCGCTGACAGCGCTAATGTGACCCCACCGATTGCAAGAGCCAATGGTCCTGCGACAGCCAGGAATGCCACGAACCCCGCAAGGGCCTGACGAACAGAAGGCGACAGATCACGGAACCATTTGGACGCGTTCACAACCGCATTTGTGATGCGCTCCAAGACGGGAGCCAGCGCCGCCATGGACTGCAACAAGACACCCCTCAGGGTCTTGGAAAGACGCGAGAGGTTATCATTGAAGTTCTCGGCAGACTTGCCAGTCTTCTGATCGACAACCAGACCCAATTCGCGGGCCTCTTTCAGCATGCCCTGCAGACCTTCCCGACCTCCGTTGAGCATTGGGATCAGGTTAGCTCCCGCGCGCCCGAACAGCTCAAATGCCAGCGCTGTTTTCTTGGCCCCGTCAGGCATGGCCGCAAGACGTTCTGCCGCATCTGCCATCACTTCAGATGTTGGACGCAGCTTGCCATTGGTATCAGAAAAGCTGATCCCAAGATCCCGGAACAGAGCGGAGGTTCTTTTGCCGCCCGCAAATGCGTCCTGCATGTTCCGCGACAGGCGAACCAAACCGTTGTCCAGATCAGATGCACTGACTGCGGACATATCAGCGGCATGGCGGAGCGCAGATAGCTCTTCAATCGGCACACCAAGCCGTTGCGCACTTTTGGACAGCTCATCAGCAGCATTGAGCTGATTGCGCACTGCCGCCAGCACACCAGCAGAAACAACAGAAAGGCCAACCCCGATCTTGGAGATAGCCTTTCCGAACCGCTTCACGCGGCTTTCACTTGATTTCAGACCTTTGTCGAACCCACGGGCATCCAGCCCGAGGGTCGCTTTGAGACGACCCACCAGAGACATTTCACGTGTTCCTTTGTGTTAGGAATTCTTTCCAGGTCATCACCGGGTGACCCCGCGCGGCAGCATCAATTGCACCCGGCAGAGCTTCAGGCGGCTGCGTCCGATCTTCACCGCGCAGGTCGTCGCAGTATTTCTGTAGGTCTTTGCCGTCCATGCGAGATCCGGCAAACATGGCCTCAGCCAGCGCGGCCTGCTGATGCGCTCGACGGCGGGCCGCCGAACGCATCTCTTCAACATAAAGGCGCGGGGTAATCTGCCAGAACCGATCAGGATCAAGACCGGCATCAAGCCAATCATGCCGGAGCGAAGAGACCCCTACCCCGTCGCTCCGGCCGGTTTTCCCGGCGCGGACTCTGCCACGTCCTCATCCGTCTCAGGCTCCGGTAGTGCCCGCTGAAGCATTGCGCGGATTTTGTCAGCATGCTTGGCAATGAACGCTTGCGCCTCTGCCAGTGTGGCGTCCGGGTGGTGCTTGGCCATTGCCGACCACACCAGTCGGCGCAGCGTCGCAAACCCGGCATCGTCACCGCGCATTTCTTCGATTGCAGAAAACGCTTCTTGGCTCTGTAACGCCTCAAACCGCTCAAGTGCTGCCATATCAAGGCACAGGGTTTTGACGCGCCCACGCACGCGCCCGCTCACTTCACCTCGTGTATAGTCAGCCATATACCCTTCACCCTTCGATCTTGGCTTGAATGAGGATACTCAGGGCAGCCATCTGGACACCCTTGGGGCCAATCCCTTTCGGGGTGTAGCCTTTGACGTAGCCTGCAAAGACTTTCGGGGTGGCTGCAGCGCCGCCAGTCTTCAATTCCAGCTGCATCGGCTCGCCGGTGTCTTCCAACCCCGATAACAACACTTCTGAAGCGCTCCCCTCAACGTGGTGCATATCGACAGTCCAAACCGCCACCGGGCGCATCCCTGGAATGGCCTCCTCGGTATCGTTTGGGCTGTCCAGATGTGTCACATCCAATTCCGGACGGGATTGGTCGGGAAAATCAAAAGTCTCGATCCCGGCCAGTTTGGTCCATGCGACAGGATCGCCGACGCCTACGCGTACAGATGACCCCTTGCCGCGAATTGCTCCGCTGCTTGACATATCATTCTTCTCCTATGTCGGATTTCCCGCCTGTGCGGGCATGTGCTGGCCTACAGAACTGCGGGCCAGTAGGTGAAAGAGAACATCATCGAGAGAGTGGAAACGGGTTTCTCCCCGGCGGTGTCCTCCTGATAGGTCGCCTCCTGAAAGCTCAGCTCATGTGCTTCATCTTCCAAGGCCGACAACAACAGCGCCTTGATCGCCGCTGCATCTTCGAATGCCAGACTTTCGAGATCCCCATCTGATCGCTTCAGCGCGATCACAACCGTGGTCACCGCCTCACCGCTGGTTAGGGTATCTTTGTCATCGTCTGTCCAGCGAGGCACCCCGACACCGAATGCGGGTAGGGAATCCTCAGTGATGCGCTTGTCCCATATTCCAAACTGGCGGAACCCGGCAAAGCGCGGGTCAGCTGTTATCGTTGCGCGCGCGGTCGAAAGGGTCTCAGCGATCTTTGTTGTCATGGCTCAAGCTCCAGTTCATAGACCACCATGCGATCTGCTGACGGTGACGGACTTGGCTCGCCGCTCTTGACCACAAAACGCGCACCGGGTGCGATGGACGGCTCTACCAAGTCGCCAAACTCAAGGCGGATAGTCTGAGGCACCTTCAGGGTTGGGCTCATGATCAGAACCGGAAACCCATCATCGCCAGCCACCTCAATTGGATCGCGACGAAACACACCTTGTATAGTACCAACAACACCGTTTGCGCGTGTGATCTGAACCGGATCACCAAACAGCTCATTCAGCAATCCGGCCATGCCATCGAAAAAATGGCTCATTGGTTTAGCGGATCACGCCGTCCAGAAGGACCAAACCGCTGTCAGACGGGTTCGCCGCGTCCAGAACAGCCGCGCCAATCAAGGTGTTTCCGCCCACTGTGGTCGTGCATTTGGCGTCGGCGGTGATCCAGTAGATCTTTGCGCCCTGCGCCCATGCCTGGGCCGACACTTTCGGCAGAGTGAAACAGCCCTTGCGGACGATTTCGACCTCTTCACCAGCCAAGGCATCATGCTGGGCAATACCGATCAGAGCGCCAACCTTGACGAGGCCCCCAGATTTCACATCTGCCGGGGCAATGACGGGGAGATGATCACCGGGCTTTACATAGTTTTTCATGACAAACCTTCCTTTGTCAGTGTTGCAAACGACGAAGGGCGGCACCTGCCGCCCTTTCGTCCCATTAGTTCATGTTAAGAAAACTGCCCGACTTACTGACCGGGAACCTTCACGATGCCGCGGAACTCTGACGGAGCCGCACCGAAGATGTGACGCGCTGTCATCGTCACCTTGTCAGGGTTCATACCCTCAACGGTGCGAACCGTTGGGGCTTGATGCCCTTCCAGATAGGCCACAGCAATCGGCGGCAGATCCGACGATGCGACATACCAATTCTTGTCGGAACCACCCTGTGCAACGGAACCGATATGCGGTGCAACAACCGGCGTCAGCGTGGCCCGCCAGGGGTTGGCATCAGCCATTTTTGCCGGGGTCACGTCAGCGATAAATTTGCCTGCATCTGTTTCCAGCGCCGGGGGAACAATCAGAAGATCAGGCTCGATCATCAGGAAGTCCTCAGCGCCATCCGCAGAACCAAAGGCTTTCTGTTCCCACATCAGCTTGCGGGCTTTGCCAACGCTCTCAGCACCAATAGAACCTGCCGGAGCAATGTTCTTATGCTTGGCATGGAAGAGCGCGGTTTTATCAGATTTCAGCACCGCATTGGAGCGCAGCAGCGCCCAGACCATGGACGCTTCCATGAGCCGTGCGGCCATCGCAAAATCAGTGGGAATGCGATTGAACGCGCCCATGTCATCATTCATGACCGCTTCAAAGGTCAGGTTGATGGTCCGGCCACGGCGCTCGACCTTCAGGCCCTCCGCCTCATCTGCAAGGGTGGCCTCTTCATATTCGCCGTTCTCGCGGACTTTCTTGAGCTGGAAATCCCCGCCGAAGCGCGCCGCATGCAGTTCGCGGAAATCGCTGGCCTGCATCGGCGTGCCGGTCAGAACCTGCCAATTTGCAGTGCGCCGCTCATAGGCCGCAATCAGGCTGCGGTTCATTACTTCAGTGGTGATATAGGCAAAGTCGCTAACGCCATGCGCGCCGCCCATCATTGTGGTGGAGCGCATACCGCGCTGAACCTGCGCGAATGTATCGAAGCTGGAGCCGCCGCCCAGCTCCATTGCAAGCCCCCGCACCCGCATCCCACGGAACTGCTCACCCGGCCCGGTATAGTCGGACATCAGCGCCTGGATCATGCCTTCCATGCGGGTTTCGGCTTCATCCTGACGTGCGCCAATCGGTGCGGCCGGCACAACGCGATCAGGCGTTGCCGCCATAAGGGTCATGAAACGTGCCCCTGCGGCTTCCACCGTGAGGCCCTGATCAATGACAGTGTCGATCTGCATCTGCGCCAACTGCCCGGATTCGCGATACGGTGCTGCCATCGTGCGGATAGCGGTCTGACGCTGGCGCTCTGCCTGCACAGCCAGTTCAATTTCGGGCGTGTTGGTCATGGTGGTCTCAGGCGCGGCACCTTCAGGCGGCGTGACCGAGGGCGTTGGATTGGGGGTCTGCTGATTGGTATCGTTCGGCATCTCTTGAGCCTCCTGTGAAGCGGTCATACTGACCTGTGGTTTCGCACCGGGCTTGCCGCCCAATGCGCGAAAATGCTGCATGGCCATGAGATACTGGCGATGGTGGCGGGCCATTTCGGTTTGCACCGCTGCCAATGCCTCATCCTCTGGCACGTCTGATTTTGAGCTGCCGATAAGGGCATCGGCAAAGCCGGTTTCCACCGCCTTCGCTGCATTCAGGTAGGTCTCGGCGGTCATCATCGCCTTGACCTCATTGCTCGACCGCCCCGATCGAGCCGCGTAGACATCGGCATAGGTGCTGGCGAGGGTGCGAAGCCGCTCCGCCTCTGCCTCGTGCGCCTCTGCCGTGCCCCAGCATCCACCCGACGGATCGTGGATCATGATGAACGAACCGGCGGACATTTCGATCTGGTCAGCCCCCATGATCAGCAGAGAGGCCGCGCTCGCGGCCATGCCGTTGACCAAAACAGTGACCTTGCCCGAATGGGCTTCGAACGCGGCCCGCGTTGCCTCCCCCTCAAAGGGGTCGCCACCATTGGAGTTAACCCGCACTGTCACGTCGCCGGAGAAGGACGAAAGCGCATCACGCACCATCCGACTGGAGAAATACCCAGGCCCCATCCATTCGCAGGTCTCATGGTCGTGGATGTAACCTTCCAGAACGATTTCACCGTTCAGGATCAAATCATTGCCGTTCATCTTCCTCATCCTCTTCGATGGTTTCGTCCTCTGGGGGGCGCTGGTTTCTGTTGGCCGGAGCCGCTGGGGTGCCGCCGCGATTGGCGTCTTCCTCCCGTTCGCGCGCAATCACGTCGGGGTCGTATCCAAGTTCCCGCTGTTTTCGCTGCAGGCTTGTCAATCCGGCTTCGATCTCATCGACAGCCGCGCCGATCTCTTTTGCCGGGTCGATCATCGGGCGTTTCGGGGCTGTCCAGTCGATCGACTTTGGAACCGGCGCGAGACCCTTGGAGGCTTCCACCAGACGCCAGCCATCCCGCGTCCAACGCGAGACCCCCATGCAGAATTGCGTAATGATGATCGCGCGCTGCCAGATCTCGACAAAGCGATCCATCTCAATGCGCCCCATCTTGCCGGAGCTGAAATTCACCCCGCGCAGATCCCCGAAGCTCTCATAGCTCAGGCCCAACCCCACCGCGATGGTTCGGATCGCCTGGTTCATGAACTCCTGGTAGCCATCGACCTTTGGTGGTTCTGAGGGCGTGACTTCCTGCCCTTCTGCCAGCCCTACAATCGCCCCCGGTTCCAAATGGCTCAGCTGCGCACCGGCGTATGTTTTTCCGTCAGCACCAGACTTGACGAAAAACGCCAGCAGAGATCCGATCTTCTGCTTGAGGATCTGCGAATCCTGATAGTCACTGATCTCACCAAGGGTGGTCATGACCGGCGCAAGCCACGGAATGCCGCGCATCTGACCTGGGCGCTCAATCCGGCGGATGTGCAAGATCTGCTCCGCAGGCACGCGCGTGCTGGTCATCTTGCGACGCCGCCGCCATCCGACCTCGCCCGGATGCTGGTCAAAAAGATGGTAGGCGACCGCCTTCCCGGTAGGCCCGTACTCGATCCCTTCGATCACATCGTTATTGCCGTTGCTGGTTATGCTTTCATCAAGGTGATCCACCTCCATGAGCTGAACCTGAAACGGCAATTTCAGATTTGGGTCAAACAGTGTGTTGCGCATGCGGCGGCGCACAAGGATTTCGCCATCGGTGAAAACCGTATTCATCACCAGAGTCTGAAGGCCGAGGATGTCGCTGACGCCATACGTGTCGATTGCAGACGTTAGAAGGTGATCTTGGACCACTTCCATCGCCTCACTTGCGCGGTCTTCTTGCCCCTGTTCCATACGGACGGAAGGGCGGATGCCGGTGCCAACGACATTGCCGGAAGTCACATCCCGGCCACGCACCGCAAGGGCGCGGTTTCGCATAAAATCCCGGCTTAGGTTGCGCAGGCGGGAGCGGCTGCCAAGCGCTGCACTGTCGGCAGATGTGCCCGGTGATTTCCACCCATATGTGCGCCGCCCCTTTGATGCCGCGTCATAGTTCATCAGAGTGTGGGCCGCACTCCGCGCCTTGACACGCGCCAACCCCCGTTCCGGGCTGATTGCCAGCACCGCTTTATCAAGCCAGCGCATCAGTAACCCCGTCCCGTTGTCGTGTAGGAGACGGTCATCTCGTTTCCGCCACCAGAGATGGTGCCCTCAATATCTCGGATGCGCCGGCGCATTTCCGAGCCGCTGGTGAAGGTGACTTTTTCGCCCGCCAACTCCACGGACAGGACACCCTTGGCATAGGCATCCTTCAGTTTCTGCAATTGATCTTGCGAGTACATGCCCATCATCTCCTTAGAAAACTGACGAATTGCTGCGCGGGTGGTTCTTTCTCGCGCGCAGGCTCTGCGGCCTCGCCCTCATCGACGGACAGCGCGACCGCGAACTCGTTTTGAATACCGCCTAGCGCCCACTCCGGCGGTGCTGCCCAGTCGATGCGCAACAGGCCCTTGTGCTCCGCACCGGCGCGCGCCTGGACGGAAAGGTCGATCGCCTCGTTTCGGACTTGGCCGGGCTTCTTTTCCCAACCGTCCGAGGTGCGCTGTTCCGCGACAAACTCTTGTAAGAGTGCGGTGTTTTCCCGCATCCAGCTTGGCAACAGGAACGGCCCCGCACCCCCGGTTGCGCGCTTCAGCGAGACAGCCAAGGTATCCTTGAGACGGTCTGTGGCCATTGTCAGGATGCGAATAGAGCGCGCGGCCTTACCGCCGCTGCCCCGTTCCGGCTCTGCATACTTGATGCGGAATGGAACCTTGAATTTGCCCTCACCTCGCGACACGCGCCAGATATGCCCTTCGTCCTCCTTGCGGCGGCGCTTCAGGAATTTCTCTGCGTTGTCACTGACGCCGGGTTCACCGTGGAAATCCACGATGCAGTGAACTGGCTTCAGGCCGTAATCCTCGCCCTCGATCGGCACCACCTTTTGCGCCAACCCATCCAGGACCTTCCAGTCCTCGGAGTATCGCGCAGGCTCCAACCGGCGGATCTCATCGCCGCTGCCACGGTTGGGGGCATCTACGGGCGGTTGTGTCAGGTCAAACCGATCGACAACCTGAGCCTTTCCCTCTTCTCCAAATGCAGTGATCTGCACCGGGAAGTAAGATCCCTGAACGTCAACGGTGATCACGATAAAGCGGGTCCACGATGGGGCCACGCCACGCTCTGCCTCGCGCAGGTTATCCTTGAGGAACTGGACAGTCAGCTCGCCCTCTTTCTTGTCGACCTTCCTGTGATAGGGGACGCCCACGTCGGTGTAATAGTAGCGGGCAAGGGCAACCTCATCGCCGAGCCTCGCGAGGGCATTCTCTGCAACCAGACGCCTTGAAATCAACTCCGACCATTTAGCAAAGGTCGCCGCTGCCCCGTTCAATGCCCAGGATGCAATCTCGGATCCACGAATGCGGCTGTCATTCAACGGCACCAGGCCGCTACCGTCTTCGGTCTCATGGAGCCAACCGCCGCGACCCGCCAAGGCGGCGCGGTTTAATTCGGTCTTGTGCTGAGGTCCGACGTACCCACCACAATGCGGGCAAACCATCACAGCTGTCTCGCCTGCTGCTATCGGCGGTAGAGTTTTGTCATATTCCAACCGCTCTACGGTAGGTTCGTACAGCTCTTGGCAGTCACGGCATTCCCAATACCAGCGACCGCGCGTGCCCTCATTGTAGAGCAACACAATCCCATGTTTGACCGGCGGCAGCTCATGTGGGTGCTGCTCAGTAGCCTCCCAATCTTCATCTGTAACGGGCCACGCCGGGGTGCTTTCCGCGAAAACAAATCCGCGACTGAGGAACGTTTTAACCCGCTGTTTCGCCATGTCGAAAGACGAACCCTCCGGCGCGTCCTTTCGGACGCCAAGCTCAGGCGGGAAATGGTCATAGTCGGTCAGAGCAACCAGCTTGTACTTTGCCGAGGACAGCCACTGCGGCGTCGGATACCCAAGCATCAACCGCATCCCCAGGAAACGCTTACGGCTGAAGGTGTCATCATCGCGACCCTTGCCGAGCCGCTTATAGACCTCTGGGCTGTTGTGGATGACCGGGTTCAAGGATTCTTCAACCCACCGATCCCGGCTGGGCCTATCCATGTGCATCACCAACGTCGGCGACGGATCGCAGATGACCGGATGCAGCGCCGCAGTGATCAAAGCCATGGTCTTGCCGGACTGCGATGGCCCGACAAACGCGCCGCCCTTGTAGAGGCGTGATTGGATCGTGTTGGCAGGCTCGACCATGTAGGGCGTGACGTCAGGGTCGTAGTTCTGCCAGACCCCGCGCGCCTCCACCCGAACATTCTGCTGGGCACACTCGATCGGCGTGATGCGGCTGGGAGCGTCCAGGATCGGCAGGCAATCCGCCAGCACTTCACCCGCTTTGGTATGCGGCGGCAGTGGGGGCAGATCCATGATCTGTCCCAGCGCATGATCTCGATTTTCCAGCATGGCTTATTCCGCGAGGGTGTCGCGGTCTCCAAAGTCAATGACGTCGGCGGTCTGATATCCCTGCCGTTCCAATTGCAGCCGCAATTCATCCAGCAGGCCATCGGCATAGGTCTGGGCTTTGTCCGCTTGGCGAGGACTGAGACTGAATTCCTGTTCCAGCCAGTCCGGCATATTGGTGATGGTTCGCCGAACCGTACCGAGTAGCTTTTCCATGACGCCCTGAACATCACCGCGCTTGATCAGATCCCCGCGCTGCAACGCTGCCTTATCGCGCAGGATCACGGCCTCTGACCATTCACGCACCTCTTTTGCCGAGAGCGCGTTATCAGCTGCGGCCTCATCATCTTCACCGACAAACAGCATGGCCTTTTGCGCTGCACTGCTGGCCTTCGCCTTTACAGCCGCTTGATCCTTACCCTCACGCCATTTGCGCCAGGCGTAGCAATGAGAAAACCGCAGCTCGTAGGAGCGACCATTTCCGCCGGGATTCTCGACCGGCATTCCGGCATCGATCCACTTGTTAACCGTTACCGTGCTGGTGTTCATGGCCTTGGCCATCAGCTGGATGTTGTAAACCTCATCCTCAATCCCGCTGGGCAACGGGTAGCGTGAAAGATCAATCACCTCCCCGCTGTCCAACGTGATCAATTCCGTCATCGGTTCACCTTCCTCCGCTCAAACATCAACAAGAACCACAACCCAAAGCATTGAAAAACAACAAACACTTGAATGGATCGGGGTGCGAATTACCCGCGTGCAGCCAATCCCCAGGAAGGACCCAAGGGCCTATCGGCGGGTGGACATCGCTTTTTTGAATGCGCGCCTGAAGTGCATCGGGAACTGGCTTTCAAACACCTGCTCAGCACCATCATGGAAGCCAAGCCGTTTCGAATAGCTCGGCAGGCTGTCCAGAAAGTGGGCGATCTTCACAATTTTTTCCCGCTTCCCCCTACCCGTGCGCTTGTAAATACCGGGCGAGAGCTTCGAACTCTTTTGCGGTACGAAATATGCGGCGCGCGATGGGTTGCGGGCCGCGCTGTCTTTGGTGGCGTTGGCCTTGTACCCGGTTTCGCTCCACCCCTTGATGGCCGAGATCGCTTGATTGCGCTGGCCCGGTGCCCAGTTGCCGAAGCGGTTGCGCTTGGCACCAGCCGCCGGGGCGATTGCGGCCAAGAAACCGTCATAGGCCAGCGAGGATGAAAGCATCCGCTCCAGACCAGTTTTTGGCCTGCGCCCGCCGCGTTCCTGCACCTTCAGATAGTGCTTGCTGCCTACCGATGGCCGCTCCTGGACCTTGGCGACCAGGTTTGATTTTTTGGCCCGCCAAACATGGAATGCGTTCTTTGTGAACCGCGTCGGTTCATCAAAGACGACTTCCATCCGGTGCTGGATATGCTCCAACACGTCCTGTGCCGTGTCATTCAAGGCCCACGCCGTTGCCATCGGCAATTGCTTGCGCTGGATTTCATCAGATCCCTTGATGAAATCGCCGGTGTCCATGTGCAAACTCATATCAAGCCCGGACATCGACACCCCCCAAAAGCAAAAGCGCCCGCCGGTTCCCCGTGGGCGCATTTCGTGATGATGTACTATTCATGCCTCGCAGATGAGGTAAGGGTCAAGCCCCTTTCTTCATAGCGACTGAATATGCCCAGTGTACGCTGGGCCAGCCATTGCATCCAGCAAGCCAGCCAAAGCCTGTCGGACAGCCTTAGTCGTCTCCCCATAGACCGACCAGCCGTGAGCTTCGAGAACATCGCGTAACGATTTGCCTTCAATACAAACCATATCGACAAGACGCTGATTGGTGATCGTCGTTCGTGACCCGCGCTTACTCGGGCGCACCCTGCGCACCTCTATCGCGCTGCCGGTGCCGATCCGCCGACGCATCAACGTGATCTCCTCACGATCACGAAGCACTGCATCAACGAACTCACCTCCCTGTCCACCGCCCCCCGAACGCACTGCCTCAAGAGACGAACACCGCAACCCAGCGCAAGCATGGCGTTCAATCAGATCGCGATAGTGGCGGCCCATTGCGACCTGACCAGGCGTGAACGGCGGTGACTTTTTCTTTCGCGCCACCGCCGCTGCCATCACGTCGAACACGTCGGCATTGCGAATTGCCGATCGACCACGATATCCAACATGCTGCGCTTCATATTCGCCGGAACCAACAGACCTCAACCGCATAGGCTCAAATACCCGAAAAGCCCCCCGCGCTGGCGCTTCAGGTATTTCATCACCACAGGCCGAAGGCACAGCACCGCGTGCCTTGATCGCGGCAATTCGATCCGCCTCTGCCTGTAGCCGCGCAACACCGTCGGACGCGACGATCACCACATGTTCGGTCATGCTGCACCGCCATTCTCGACGATCGCAACAATGCGCCGGCACTTCTCTGCTGCCTGCACCCGCGCAGCCCGCAGCCGCTGATCTTCCCCAGATACGACACCGCCGCGCTGCTCTGACTCAATCATCCGAGTGATGCGCCGCTTGGCCTCAACTGACCGCTCGCGGATCTGGCGCACATCGTATTCGCGCGGCCACACCCGGTGGCTCCTCAGATGCGCCAACAGTTCCGGCGCGAAATCCTCCGCCATCGCAGCCTTGCCGAGGGCACCGCCGAACACCGCGCGGAACAAAGGCGACGCGTCATCGGCGGGCGCTTGGATCTGCGCCGCCCAGCCCAGCACCTTGGCGGCAATCGGAAACCGATCCTTGCTCTTGCCGCTCGGCATCGATCGCACCTGTTCGGCCAGCGCCTGCAGGTTCAGATCCGTCATATAGGCCAGCTTGCCGCAGAGTTCGTCCTGCATCACCTTGAATTGCGCCACGGTCATTCCCGATGGCTTCACCAACCCCAACCGGGTCAGCGGATCAATCAGGTGTTCCCGCACCCGCTTTTCGCCCGCTTGCTGCTCTCTAGCGTCCATGTCTGCTCTGCCTTTCTTCTAAGCAATTCCAAGTTATCCACAGGCGTCCCGCCAGAGTTCTGCGCTAGTAAGGTGTTCTGTATTATTCTGTTTTGTGCTGTTCTGTTCTGTAGGGCAATTTCACTTGCCGGGTGAAATCGTGCTGAAATGTAGTGAAATCATTTCAGTTGTATTTCAGTAGGATTTCACGTCCGCCGATGCGCTGACAGCGGCGTCACAGCGCCGGTATACCCCAGCACCTCGGCCATGGCCGCGCGCAGGTTGTCGGGCGTGATGTAGATGTCAGCATGATCGAAATGCTCAGCCAACATCTGGATTGCACCCTTGTCCGCAGCCATATGCTCGGGAACACCCATTTCCTGCATCTTGGTGCGGATCTTGTGCCGCTTCAGCGCCATACGCGAGGAATCCCGCGCCGCATCCCTACCGCGCTTGCGCTTGTACATGTCCTTCACCACCTCCTCAATGTCAGGATGGCCGAGGCGCTCAGTCACTGCCCCCGTCCTCGGATCCTCGACCAACACGGTGACCCACCCTTTCAAGACCCGCGCCCGCACCTCAAGCCACTCATCCACGCTGCGAAACCGTGCGAGGTCGGCCAACTCGATATCATCGGTCGGCAGGGTGCCTGCTGGGTCTTCTCGCATGGCCTCTGCCTGGAGGATCACGGCGGTGCCGATATCCTCCCGTCGCCCCGCCATCACCGATGTGCGGACAAAGGAAGAGCCGAGGAACTGATGCCCATGGAACGGAAACCAGTCATGTGACGATAGGGTTTCCCCCAGTTTCAGCGGCCATGGGTCAGGCATCACCTGCGCCACGTCATTGATTTGGCCGTCCATTATGACCTCCCTGCTGCTCTGATTTTTGTTGGTGACGGGCTGAAACGCGCGGCCATGCGCGTACCGCCTCCGGTGCACGCGGTGGTCGCCCAGTATGATGCATGAACGCACGCCCAGCCTCAGCGACCGCTGAGAACTTGCCCGCCATATACCGTGCTTGCACTGCATCGGGGTCAAATCCCGCCATCACGCATGTGAATCGGAAATCACGACCACCAAACCGGAACCACTCGCGCGCCGCATCACGTGCATCGCAGGCGACCGGCGCATCCCCCTCATAGAGCGTATCCGATACCGCCAGGGCCAAGATCGCCCGCCAAAGATCCCGCTCAGCCATCAGGCACCCCCATTCAGCAGATAGACAGGCCGCATCGCGCCCAATCCGGCGCAGACAGCGCGCCACACCTCAGCCGACTGCCGCCAACCCTCGATCGGCGGCACCACGACAACCTCAGCAACGCGAGAAACCGGGCCAACCTCAGCGCTGGCCGTGCCAGCCTCAAGCGCCGATAGCGCAGGCGACAAGGGCAGCAGCCCTGCCCCACTCAACAACCCTGCCCATTCCGCCGCATAATCAGCCGCCAGCACGGGACCGCCGGGAAAATCCGAATAAGGCGTGGCGAGGCAGCCAATCCGTCCCCGTTCACGCGCGGCAACGTCATCAAGCGTCACCCCGTCGCGCAGCAAATCTGTGACGCCCCAATACCAACGCAACCAGACCCAATCTGGCCGGTCAGGAAACGCCAAAGCGCAGGATTGAAGGTCAAGCATGGCAACCCCCTTCGAAAAAGGGGCGCGCAGCGCAAGCTGCACCAACGCGCCCAGGTTCCATCAGGGAGGATACGGGGGCCACATGCAGGCGCGCCTGCCCCCAATCGGCGACGAAGCGAGGGTGGCGGCCCTCTGTGCCCGCTGCGTTTCTGCAACCGGCTGGATCACCCAAAATAGAAATGGGAGATGAGCCCGCGCAAAGAGTTGACAGCACACGCATTCCCGCACCAGTTGTTCGGTACATAAATACGAAGGATTCATCATGCGTAAATTTGCGTTTTTTGTCGTGCCTTTTGCCGCCGCTTGCTCTGTCTCGCTGCCAGTAAATGGACAATTCGATGGCGAGCCAGCACAAGGCACAGCGACCGCTTCGCTTTCCGGCGGAACCTTTCAGGTCCTCAACACCAGAGGGCTGAGTTGCGCTGGCACCTATGATGCGGGAACAACCGCTATTACAATTCGCGCACCGGTATCCTGCACCGATGGCCGAACCGGCAATGCGATCATCACCCGTAAGACAGATCTGATCTCCGGCACGGCGATTGTTAGACTGAACGATGGCACGACCGGAGAATTCGTGTTTGGCGATCTGCAATACGGCGAGGAATTTTAGAGCGCCCAGACGTGAAACGCAGAACCAGCGGATCGCATAGGGCGTAAGACCACAAACACCCGATGCGATCCATTTCGCCACGCGCCGCTTGAAAAAACCGCCTTGACTGACATCTGAACAGACGCGGCTAATGGGGTGCCCAATCATCTAATCCCCCCCCTGCATTCCAAGCTTGGCTGCAGCAGCTAACACGCAATCTATGGTCATTGCGCGTCACCACCGGAACGATCTGCAACCTCATTCTCGTCAAGAAACTGCTCCACTACGAGCATCAGACGGGCCTGCACACGCCCCGTGTCGCGGAGCCTACGGATGATTGTGTCATCACCTGCAACAAGCTTTCCGAAGTATCCAAGCGTCCAATTCCGCGCTTCACAAAATTTCTCAATCCGCTCAAGGAGAAGCCGGATTTCGCCACTAAGGGGGCCGCCTGAGACATCAAGCCATGTATGTTGAACTGGTTTCATACATGGCAGTAATATCCATTATTTTGGACACGTCAATATTCCAAAATAAAGGACGTGCGCATATATCCAATCTAATGGATAATCGCAGCATGAATGGCACATATGACACCAACGCGATGAGGAAACGCCTGCTGCTGCTACTCGAGCAGTCCGGCCTCTCCATGCGCGAGGCAAGCAAGCGCGGCGATACAACCCCCGGATATCTACACTCCGTCCTAAAGGATGGAGCCGAACCCACGGTTCAAAAGCTCGCAAAGATCTGTGAAGCGAATGGGTTTAGTCTTGCTTTTGTTCTTTTTGGCTTTGAGATTTCCCCTGAGACCGAGCGACTGATGACGCTGATGGAGCAAGATACGCGCGCGCGCGACGGCATTCTTGCTCTGCTAGAAAAAGACTAGCATCCTCACCGTAGACCCGCAAAGCAGCCAGCTCCCGCTCACTCATATCAAGTAATTTTTGGCAAAATTTAGCTACTTTCAATCCACTACTCCGGGCGAACAATAATCTTCACAACCAATAGCTGCAACGCCTTGACCCCAGAGGTCAAGCAGTTGCATGGTAATTCCTAAATTTAGGAATATCATTGACATGCATGGATTTAGAGAACGACTTAGCGAGGCAGTGAAGAACTCACCATATGGTGACGACATCTGGGGCCTCTCAACAGCAGCAGGCTTGGGCAAGAAGACCCTCTACAACATCATAAACGACAAGAAACTGGACATCTCAAAAACTGGGCCCGGCTTATTTGGCATGTCTCGGGTAGCCTCCCTGCTAGGAACAACGCTAGATCATCTCGCAGGGATAGCGCCGCCTGTACGCCGCTTATCCACCCAACTTGATAGCGCCGATCAACTGCTCAGCCACGCCTCGGCGACGCTGATCGCCCAGCACTCTCAGAGCAATGGAACACCTACCATCGACTCCTTGATGCGGACACATCTAAAGTCAGGAGGCGTCTTAGAGGGCTTTACAGAAACACTGGCGTACTGCGACCAATATGCCCCTTGCGCACCCGACGCCTCCAGCTTGGAAGTCATTGAAGTTGGAGCAAAAAGCCTCGCGGCGATTACAATGGGCCAACCTAACGCCCGCCTCTTGCAGACGGCCTTGGACACGGTGCCCGACGATGAACTCAAGAGGCGCTGGGTTTCTGCATATGCCAGCACCTCAATAAACGGCCCACTTGTATCGCTGGAAACGTTAGACGTTCAAATGCCGAACCACCCTGTACGAGTAAAGATGGAATTTATCCGAGGGCTATTCCCCGTGAGATCCGACACACTCGGCAGGCGCATCCTTAATTACTCTCTGCTGATTGTCTGAGCGATCCCGTCGAGGACCAGCGCTACGAAGAGCCGCGCGGAGAGAAGCGCCTGCAAACGACCAAATTTCGTCTCTTGGAAGCAACGCAAGCCATTCAGAATTCGATCTAGGCGGCGGCGGCGACAACCAATTGAAAGGTTCAGGAAGCAAGGTTGAAAACCCATAAATTACACCTGCCCCGCGCGCCAAATCTTCCTCTCTGACAAAGCAGTAAATCCAGTCTGGATCCCATTTTAAGGAAACAGCCAAGTGTCCCAACGCTACAAATGAGCGAAGCGCCACCCGTGAACCCCTCTCTGATGAATTGACGTAAAGATCCCCAAAGTAGACAAGACGCCCGAATAGTTTTTTTTCCACCTCTGGGCGAACTTTTTCAATTACCGGGGCATCTGAATTGGCCCCATATGCACGTTTGAGGGTTCTGGACCAGTATCTGGATACACTCTCGCGCCCGATATCTTCGAGGCGCGCGCACCCCGCAAATACAGGAGTATCGCCCTTCATAGCGACCAGCCATATAACGTTGTTCTCCGTGAAATCGTTGTGTCCTGGACTTGATAAGGGGGTTAGATACGACTTCCCCAACAGGTCGACCAAACCCGGCACGGTTGAAACATCATCAACCTCCTTGACGACATACCCCCAGTCCGACAGGCGGCTACTCAAACGCCCAATCGCCTCAGCCAACGCAACTGTTCGCATAATTCACTCCTTTTCCGCGTTGGGCTAACCCCCAACAACCCACACTCATAACATCGCAATGATGCGCTACCAATCTCGCGAGTCGCGCTATAAAATGTCCTAAATATCGGACACACATGTTGACTATCCATTTTATTGGACATTATGCTAACCCAAAACCTACACTGGGAGAGCAGCAATGCACCTTGCAATTCATGGTCAAACCGAGAACAGCCAAATAAAACTCTCAATCCGGTTGCATCACGATCACCGACCGAGCGACGCGCAACACGTTAGCGAAGCGCCTCTACCTGCGAATGGGCTAACCCATCGCATTCGCCGCCACATCGCCGCGACAGACCTTCCCGCCCGTCCGCCGGCATTGATCGCCCAAGGCGCGATCGCATGACCCGCCAGCCCTTTGCCGAAATGCCGCCCGCCCAACAGGCCGGGATCCTCTGCAATGATCCGCGCTTTCAGGAATTTGCAGCACAGCGCAGCGGCTTCCCCGGCAAGTCACTGATGTCCAGCGCCGCCGCTGAATACGTCCGCCTGATCTGCGGGGTGAACAGCCGTGGCCTGCTCAACAGCAACAAGGCCGCTGCCGACCGCTTCGACGCCCTGCGCACCGAATTCGACGCCTGGACAGGCAAAATCGCGACCCCTTACCGGTGATCGGAGCAACCATGCAAACCAGAGCACATACCCCAGCGCGTGTACCCGTCACAGGTACACGGGCCGCGCCAAAGCAGACCGGCAAAAGCCTAAAGAAGATTGAGATTTTCGGCCTCAAGGCGCTGTGGCTTCACTTTGCCGACGAAATAGACCTGCGCCGCCTCGCGATCCTTCACCTGCGCATCCGCAGAAAAGAACACGCCCTGCACGTACTGAAGGGAGAGCAACGCCAGATCAGGCGAAAATGCACCCGCCGGATGCAACGTGCCAGAAACAGCAGCTGACCACACCCGCAGCGCGAGCGCTGCGCGCTGGGGCGCGGCCAAACCACTCACGGAACACCCGCCGCGCCCCAAATGAAACCATGCACCGAAAGGCTCTAAGATGAACGCTCACAGTGAAATCAAGACTGATGTCGCCACCAAATCACTCAAGGTCGACATCTCAGAACTTCGCGCCGCCCTCGCTTGGGTCAACAAGGTGCGGGAAACGTGGTCACGCATCCCGATCTTGAGCCAGAACCTGTTTCAGGTTGAAGGCGGCCAGCTAGCTATCACTGCCACCTGCCTTGATCGCGAAGCACGTCAGACACTCTCCTGCGACACCTCTGGCACTTGGTCATTTGTGATGAACGGTCACCGGGTGATGAAAGTCACGGCAGGTTTGTCCGGCACCGTCACCATTGAGCATGACATTGCCAAGGATCTCCTTACCCTGACGGCTGACGGCATGTCCCTTGCCATGAACGTTATGGCACCGCCGGAGGACTGGCCAACCATCAACAAGCATAAGCCACTGGGCGGCGTTGAGATCGGCGAAAACACCCTCCTCCGAGCGCTTAACCTGGTCAAATCGTGCATATCGAAAGACGAAACTCGGTACTACCTGAACGGGATCTACTGGACCTCACACGACGGTGCGTCACGTATGGTGACGACGAACGGGCATCGGCTTGCGCGCCTGGATCTCGAAGCGCCAAATCCGCCATTTGATGTGATTTTCCCCCAGATCGGCATAACGCCGCTCGCAGCAATGCTGACAGAAAACGGCAATCAGCTTGCCAAGATCACGTACCGCGGCGCCGATAAGACGCCCACGCTTCTTAGTATTGAGATGGGCGACCGCGAACTGCACTGCAAACTGATCGATGGCACATATCCCGATTACAACCGGGTCATCCCCTCAATCGACGGGGAACAGGCACTCGATATCATCATTCCCAAATCCGCCACTCAACGCCTTCGCTTGATGGCCGGACCGCAAGGCCTTGGATGCAAGATTTCCCCTGAAAACGGCACCATGACGATTGGCCGAGAGGATCACGATGGCAAGATGTCTGTGACTTATGCCGCCAAGGGCAAGTCTGGGCCGGATATCGGTTTCAACACTCTCTACCTGGCCCAGACAACGGCAACGATGGGGAACATTCGCTTACGCGCGAAAGACAATGGCGCACCTGCCTTGGCTACCAGTGAGGCACATACGGATCTGATCATGGTCCTGATGCCGATGCGGGTTTGAGCCGCCGTATGGCCCGGAAAACGCACCCCCTTGATGGAGAACTCAATGGACAACTTCGACCGACATTTCGCCCGCACCCGCAACATCATGATCTTCGCGATCATCGCCAAGCTCGCCATTTTCGGCGGCCTAATCTGGCTTGCAATATACGCCATCAACGCCTTTGCAGGCTGACCCACCAGCCCCGAAACGCACCGGAGGCCGATATGAGAGATTTACGAGTTTGCGAAGGTTGCGGCGCTTGGCGTGAGAAGTTGCGTGCCTGCGAAACCTGCGGGTTCTCAGATTTTGTCGTGTTCACCCCAGAGCCTAGGCCGACGCCAGAAGGCAACAGCCGTAGCCTTCGCCGGATGCTGAAAAGCAAGCGGCGCAAGTAACTCCACCTAACCCCAACTCCGAAACGCACCGGAGGAAGCCATGGCCACCCTGCACCTGCCCTTGAAGGGCGTATATTTCGACCAGATCAAGAGTGGCGAGAAGGTCGAGGAATACCGGCTGGCTACGCCCTTCTGGGTCAAGCGGATAGAAGGTCGCGAATATGACGGGATCGAACTCGCCAAGGGATACCCGCCGAAAGGCGACACCAGTCGCCGGATCACACGCCAATGGCGCGGCTATCGCAAGACCACAATCACGCACCCGCATTTTGGCCCCGATCCGGTCGAGGTCTATGCGATCCGCGTCAATCCATAAATCACCCCTTTGATGGAGAGAGATATGAAGATTTCCGCACTCATCGCACAGCTTCAGCTGGAACAGCAAAAGCACGGCGACCTGCCCATTTTTACAGTCGATAGCGACATCGGCCGCATGCGCGTCATTCCCTGCAAGGATGGGATTTCACGGACGACAAACGGCAAACCCGAAGAGCCGAACGAATTGGTTCTTGAATTTCACCCCGCAGATTAACCCAACAATCCCCTAACCGCACCCTGATTTAGAACCATGAGCGATCTTGAACTCTTCACAAAAGCGATGCACGGCGCAGCCGAGCTTGTTGATCGCTATGGTGAAGAGTTCCTACCAGCGTTCATCGCCATGGAGGAACAGGTGCGCATCGCACAACAGCAATCAACGGCTATGTCACGCGCCTTGGCGACTGCGAAAGAGATGGCCGCAAAGTCACGCCGGTCAAAGAGCTATCAGCGCTAGCGCCTTATGGCGCCCAATCAAAGCACCGCCACTGCCATAGCTGGGTCGCTTGTATTCATGACCTAAGATATCCGCCCGCACCCTGTCATCGACGCCAGCGGCTAACAACTCATCCTCAACATAGTGCCGAACCGAATAAGCGACGTGGTTTGGCGTTTCCTTGAGCGCGTTGGTCCGCAAATACTTGTTGGCCGCAGCCGACCAGGAACCTGCATTCTGTGCATAGCGCTCAATTCCGCCACGGCCCACAATCCGCTTTGCAGCCTCAAGCGAGATTCCCAGCAAGGGAATATCCCGCTCAGTGTGCGCAACTTTCAATTCGCGCCCATGGGGCGCAACGCGCAAGAACGGCACCGGGCCATCCAGCACAAAATCAGACAGCGGCGCATCGGTGATTTCCGAGGGCCGCACGCCCGTGTTTATGGTCATCAGGAATATATCGCGCTGCTCATCGTTCATGCCATCCAACGCACCGTCCGCGAGCAATCGCCCCTCAACCCAAGACCGCGAAAACGGCGGGTGTTTGGTTTTGTTTTTGTTGCGCCTGTTCTCAAATCTCAGCCCTGCAAATGGATTCGGCATATCGCGCTTTTTTAGCTTAGCCCATGTGCCGAACATCTCAGCCAGGTGCCCGAAGTCCTTATTGGGGGTTTCGATGTCCAAGCCCTCCGCCTCTAGGCGCTCAGCCCACCAGTTGCGGAATTTTAGTGTGTCGTCTGGGGTGTAGCGGTCAATTGAGACCAACACCGGCTTACCCTGCGCGTCCCTTTGGGAAACCACATCTATGAAATTCTTGACCGCACGATTGCGTGGCAGTTTCCAACGGTGATACTGCCGCTCTGATTTTTTGAGATGCCTGCTCTTTGTCATCTCAAAATAGTCATCTCGCATTTCCAGAAGTGTCGGCAGCACCTCATCGATCGTGCCCACCAGCGCTCGCGCTGCCACGCGGCTGGAATGAGATGAGCCGGACACTGAAAGGATGCGCTCAGCAAGCTCTTTAGGGTCGCTGTTCGCCATTTCGGACATCAGGCGGTAAGAATAGCCCCGCGCCCGCGCTAGTCCCTGCGCGGCCTCATAGTGGCGCTTTGCACTATCAGTGTTTCCGGCGGCCAGAGCTTCCCACTCCGCCAGCCTTTCAACCTCGATCTGTGACCCCCGGATTTGAGCTTCAAGCCGGTCCGCAGTGTGCAGCGCCTGCCTGACCTGCTTAACGGGCTTACCATCAGCCCCAAGGACCAATCCATAGAAACGATTTGGAATGCGCTTGACCCAATACCAGCGCCCCCGATCACACGTTATTCCCAT